AGCAGAGATAAAACAAGCACCCTGTTCACTTGTGGCGATCTGTTGCAGATAGGTTAAGGCGTTAGTGTTCGCATCAATTTGAAACGCACCTAGCGTAGTTAAACCTGTAGCAATATCTCGTGTGGTAGCAGGGTAGGCGATTTCAGGTAAATCTAAAAGATAGCCAACCCTCGCACCCGATAACTGTACTGATGGCGTGATGTCTGCTTCAACAACTGTGTTCGCTAACAAAACAAAATCATCAGCAGAAGTAATCTCAACCGTACTTAAGTTGTGATTGTATTGAACATCAATATCGGTAATGCGCCCTGTGAAAAGGTAGTTGCTGCCTGATTGAACTGTAACTTTTCTGCGTGGCACAACACCTGAGCGACCTGCTGTTGCATCATAGTAAGGCGAGGCTGTGTTGATCGGGTCAAACCTTCTATCGTTATTTAGCAAAGTGATTGAACATTGACCTGCACCGAATTGGGCAAATTGATCTTGTCTGCCACGAGTAATAGAAATGTTTTGACAATACTCAGTGATATCTACGCCAACAAGGTTGCCGTCTAAAACAAACTCAGTATTATTTAACACGCCTGCTTCAGAATCATCTAAACGAAACTGGTTAGTAACGAAACCTACTTCAGCCAGAACAGTTAGAACTTCGCCTGATGCGAGAGTTGTTGCCACTATGCCGCCGTTATAGGTATTGCACCGTTTGTTCGCTCATACCTTTTCAACGCATTAACAATCTGTGTACCAATATCTTTACCGTCTGCGCCCATTCCTGCGGTAACCGAAATGTTGTATGTGTTGCCTATATTGCCTAAACGATCTAACGGAATAATTGCCTCTGCACCTGCTTCGCCGACAAGTCCCATCATCGGTTTCGTGACGATGCCACCGCTAGCAAACGCTCTGATACCTCGCCGTTGTTCTAATGCTTGTGCTTGTTCTTGTGTTAAGTATCCTGCATCAACAGCAACTTGTTCAGCAGTCTTAGAGGCGACATTAGAAACAGTTTCAACAACCGCAGCAACAGCAGAAACAATAGGTGCAACAACACTAGTGACCACATCAACAACTTCTTGCGCAGCGTCAGCGGTTCTCTTTAATGCAGCAGGGACATCTTTGCCAGCCTCACGGCGTTTCTTTTCAGCCTCAGTTAATGCTTCAACAGCATCTTTTTCACGCTCAAGCGCATCAATAACTTTATCTGAGGCATTAGCCTGTGCAGCCTTAGCCTCATTAACTTTCTCTAGCGCCTCTGTGTAAGCGTCTGAGCCTATCTTCGCACCGTTCACCACTTCATCAAGCATTGTTTGTGCCTCTGTTAAAGCACTAGTTGCTTCTGCTTGTGCGTCAGTCGCATCGGCAACATTTAACTTTGCTTGCGCTAAAGCAATTTCTGCTTCACGAATATCAACCAAGTTTGAATCAGGATCAGCACGAACTTCAGCAAGTTTCTTTTCAGCATCTTTAACCGCAAAAATTGACGCTTCAACATCGTAACCAGACTTCTCTAATGATCGCTGAGCCTTTGTAAGTAACTTCTGTTTATCATTCGCTTGCTTACTGTCTCGCCCATAGCCTCTGATGATTTGGTTAAAGTTTTCTTGAGCCAAACTAAGTTTTTGTGTTGCCTCACTCAACGCAGTATTTGCTTCTAGAACTTGTTTCGTTGCATCACGAGCAGATCGCTGTGCTTGTGTAACACCTTTGATTGCGTCAATATATTTTTTAAGTTTCTCTGTAACAGTTTCAACTGCTTTCGCAGCACCACTACCAGAAGGCTCGTTACTAGTAACAGGTGAAAAGGTTGCGTTAGTGCCTTGCCGTTCAGCGTTCTTTACAGCCTGCAAGGCTCTCGCATTTGCCTCAATCTGTTTCGCAGAGTTCTGCGCAGCGTTAGCGATACGCCCGAAAGAAACCTCACCAATCTTTGCAATCAATGGCAGACCAGCACCAAAAACATTTGCAGCCTTAATCAACAAATTGATTCCACTGATCATAATGTTGATACCGAAAATCCATTTATTGACCAAAAACTCTAAATAGTTAATAATGAAATTGATTACAGCATTGACAACCTTGCGGAAAGTTTCAAAGTTTTTGTACGCATAAATACTCGCAGCACCAAAAGCGATAACAGCCAACACGATTGCGCCAACAGTTAAAGCAATAGGTGCAGCAGCAGCCGAGGCAGCAGCAGCCGTAGCACCAAACGCAGTCATCACGACTGTTGAAATGCTCATCGCCAAATTAAAAGCGATAACAGCGACAGCCAATGAACCAAAAGCGATAGCGAAAATCATTACAAGTTTTTGATTGCGATCTATAAAATCAAACAACGATATAAGCATTGATGTAAACTTTTCTAGAACAGGCAACAATGCGACACCTAAAGATTCTTGTAATTCGTTAAAATTGTTTTTAAGTATTTTCATTCTGCCAGCAGCAGTATCGGCAGCGTTAGCAGTTGCCCCACCGAAAGTATTTGTTAATTGTTGAAAGATAACTTCTGTACTTGCGCCATCTTTTATCAAGTCTCTAAGCGCAGGCGATAGGCGTTGTAATGCTTTAAAGTTGCCAGCGTATGCTTTTGCGAGAGCGTCAGCGACTGTGCCGAGAGGTGCAGATGAGGCTGTAGCAATATCTTGTGCGAGTGCTAAACCTTTTGTTGCAACAGTAAGATCGCCTGAACCGATGACAAGTGAACTTAAAGCAGCACGCAATTCTGTATCGGCTGTGCCCGATGCTTTTGACATCGCAGAAATAAGTTGTTCCGTTGATGCAACTGTCGCTTCATTAGCCCCAACAACTTTTTGTAAAGTTTGCGCTAGTTTTGCTTGCTCAACTTCATCTGCTGCTGCTGCTTGCGCAGCCTTAAACCCTGCAACCGATAACGCCCCAAGCACAGCGACAGCAGGAAGAAATGCTTTCTTAAGAATAAACGCAGATTTTTCTGCCGTTGTTTCAAGTTCCTTAAATTGTTTGATCGCTTTCTGAATACCTTTAGCATCAAAATCGGAAACAATGTTAATACCAACAGCCATATTATTTACCTGTTCCTGCGTTGATTGCTTTAGTTGTGTTTGCGTTAATCTTGTTCACCACAATTAAAACTTCTTGTTGAATTAAACTTTCATTAGATTTAACTGCCCCGTACATTACACGAGAACGAAACTTAGGACTTTTACTTTTTCCACCAAACTTTGTATCCAAATTTTTTATAAATCTTTCACCTGCAATCCCTTTGCCTCCTTTGCTCCCAGCAGAATCAAAAACTTGTGCACCACCATCTTGTTGCTGAATACGCAAGATCACACTGCCACGAGTACCACCACGAGCAGAACCTGTACCTGCTTTAGGTTTAACACTCTTCTGCGCCATAGAACCGTTGTATGGTGGCATTCTGCTTTTACCTTTCCTACCACCTGATGTATGCCATTGAGATAATGCCTCGCTAGGAAACTTAGCGCCTACTAACTTTGCTAAAGGTTGCGAAGATTCCACCAAGTCTTTACGCAAAGAATCGTACAAATCTTTCTCATAGTTCTTGAGATAGAACAGCGTTTCACTTATCCCATAAAACTTTAATTCTGTTGCCATAGCCGAACATCATACAACTAACGCCGTTTCGTTTGCGATTGCTTAACAACCCAACGATGGTAAGCGAGCATCGTGTTCAACATTGATTCGCTTTCATTGAGTAGAACTGTTGGCGCAATATGATACTCGTGAGCAAGATGAGCGATTAGCCAGTGTGCGGAATCATCACCGAACTTTATTTCTCTAAAGGGCTTTCAGCCTCATCTCGTGGCAACACCTGTGCGACAGTGCCAATCCAATCAGGGTCAAACTTTAATTTAGTTTTGTTCCGATGTGTAAGAGCAGACCAAGCAAGCCACGCAAGATCAGTTAAACGCATCTCTTGTTCAAACTTAACTACAGATCGTTGCCACGTTCTCTCAAACCCAACAAAGTCAGCGAACACTGCATCAACAGGTTCTTTCGTACCGTCAAGATATTCAACTTCTAAAGCAATTCGCATTACTTCTCCTTCTAATAGTTTTTATTTATGCAATTGTCTTAACCAAAGTTCCGCCAGTGAATGATAGAGAAGTCATCATCAACTCGCCGACTGCGCCAGAAACAGGTGTATGCGCTGACAAGAACGCATTTGAAATCGTATAGGTCGGGTTCGTCGCTGATGTTGCACCACTATCGGCTTTTATAACTAGCGTTGTAGTTGTACCAACAAGAGGGTAGATCGTTGCTTCAACAAGGCTTGTTGCAAAGTCTTGCATAAACTCAATATCAACAGAATTATTTTGTAAGCCACCAGCAAACTTGTGCCCACCATCGCCGAACGCCGTAACCTCTACCGAATCAATTTCATAATTCAATGTTACAGAATTAGATTTTGTGGAAAGATCAATCGCATTCACGGTGATTGATGCGTTAGTTAAAACTTTGACAGCCATATTTATTTGTCCATTTCTTTCGGTTCTTGTTTGAGTACTTTAACATTAACTTCTGCTAAGTGTCCACCATCTATAAGCGCATCAACATTCAAGCCTTCAAGATCATCGCCGTTAATGTTGTCGCCTTGTTTACCTAGTGTGAAGTTTTCGCTAATAACTTTATAGTTTGTCATCAGATTCCTATCCGTGAACAGTTACTTGAAATTGGATTTGTAAAAACTCTGCATCAGCAGAACTTAAACTTGTTAT